CTCTAGAAAAAGCCCCCCGTACTAGGTGTACGGGACCCAGCGGCGTTGCAGTGTTACGGCGCCGCGCCGTGCAGAGTGCTCTAGACTGCTCTCAGACTTGCCGATGGTTTTTAACCACCTAAGCATGTAAGAATGAGCAACAGAAGTACCGTGATCCGGTTCTTCGAAGTTTGGATCTCTGCGATCCTCCCCTCTACGAACAAGACCCAATAGGGACTTCTGTAGAGCGGCGTAACCGTCAATACTGTCACTGCGATTGACGGGCGCAACAACCCAGCCTCTCTGCTCGAGAGATTGGAATCGACGACGAACCCGAAAGGGTAAGTCTCGAACGTTGCGCAAACCATAAAGGTCGATACGCCCAAGTAGCGGACTCGTCTCGCTTACTAACGGGAGTTTCCCGATTAAGCGCTCCACATGTGCAAACATGAAGCTGGAAGTCCTACTGTAACCTCGACTCTCGAAGAGGTTAGCGGTGGCTACCCATGAGACGATACTGCCTACTTGCTGCTGGTTCTCAGCAGGCGCTTCACGGATGTACACGGGGGTAACCTCGTGTCCATCGTAAGCGTCCAACCCACAAGACTCTCTGAACTTTCCAGTCCAGAAAGACTTGGCGGCGTTCACCTTGCAGTTGTACTTCTGCAGGCTATGGAGAACCGATTCCGCTTCTTCGCTTGGTACGATTATATCGTCACCATAAACGAAGATATCGCGCGAAACCAAATACGCGTTTCGGCGAGTGTAGGGAAGTTCTCTATGATCTAGTAGGGCCTTTACACACACGGTGTAAAAGTACATAGCCTCTACTGGAAAACAGAGTGCCGATCCCATGGACGCAAACTTCTTTAGGGAGATGATCTCCTTTGTAGGAAGTTTGGCTCGTCTAGATCTACATGCATCGACAGCGTCCCGGAAATCTGGGTTGCTATCGAACATGGCCAGTGCTAGATCACGTGGAACGCGATCACTCGCATCTGAGAGATCGATGGTCGCCCATCGTCCAGAAATAGACGCGTCAAGTGCCAAAGTCCTATTCACGGACTGATCACGAAAATTCACATGACCAGTGGATATCGGATCTGCTGCGATAGCTCGGTAGAGATATCGTTGCAGGGCCTGTTGCGTGTATTGCATGCAAACAGGCTCAATGGCAATGACCCTGGGTGACTTGAGAGTCTTAGGTACGAAGATAACCTTAACAGGCTGCTCTTCGTCCTCAGACACGAACGTTACATTCTCAAACTCTCTACTGTTGCTCGAAGATACGGGATAACCGTTATCGAGGAACGGAAAGAAAGGTTCGAGACGCTCGTGCCACCTCAACCAAACATATTTCTGATTTCCAGAAATACGTTCGGCTGTAGCCCCGGGACCGTGCCTAGGTAATAGCATATCAGGTAATAAATTACCCAACATGCGATTCCACAGCACAAACGCAACAGCTTTGAAAGCTGAAGCGTCTCCAGGGCATATGTGAGACTCATCAAGATCTCGTTCAACCGAGATGAACCTCTTGACTGCCGCCGCTTCCCGCGCTGGGGAGCACGGCAACCGGACTTTCTTAAAGGCTGCACAGAATTGTCGCAGCGCTTTAAGACTTTCCAAAAGTACGGGGGAATCATCTCGTAACCTCCCTGTCTCTCGGTCAAAGATGTGGCTGAGCATACCTTGTAGAAATGCAGGGATTGCTCCCCGCTTCCTAAAGCTAAGGAAGTGGTTCGAGCCAACAGCCCGGTCCGCTAGCGATCTTTCAAGATCACTAGCAAAACTAGGCAGGGTAATCGTTAAAAACGATAACCCTTCAGCTTTGACCCGTGCTCTCAATGTCTTGAGATCACGTAAATCAGAGACTGTTGCGGAACACTGGGCACAGGCATCTAAATAGATGAGCTGTGCTAACTCAACGTAGTCTTTGACATCGCTTTTCATCGTCCCCTCACGGGTGGCGATCGATAACCGATGCCAACGCTACCTCAGGAACTGCTATACGTTGCACACGCAACAGCAGTCGTCGTGGCACAACGCTCTGTGATCAAGATTGACCACTATAGAGCGCAGTTACGAGCGCAGTAGTCAGTTCAGCCTTAATGGCCGCGACTAGTGCGTCGACATCCGCTACGGTAAAACCGTAGGGCGGTCTGTCGATGTAAAAGCCTAGCGTAATCGACTCGGTATCGTTAGCAGAGCTAACGGGATCCGTGACGACTTTGGACTGCACTACCTTGTACTCGTGTCTTTTCCGACCGGCGCGAGTGAGATTCTGAAGAATATTCAGAACTAACGTCTCGTCGGCGTTAGCATATGTCGAGGAACCGCCAACGGGAGACCCGTTGACAGTTTTCCCCGGGGCATAGCTAACACGAGGAAGGGAATGAGTTGTTCCGCTAATAACGATGTCCTGAGGATCGGTTAACATGGGAAAGACCTCCATTGAGTGGAGCGTAAGCGTGGGTGGTATCTAAACAGATGCTCAACCTGCCAGACCCGATGTAACCCACGGCGGATCCATAATAGCTATGAGCTCAAGCCCAAAGCTATTAGGATGGCTTGCTGCATGGGAGATAAACCCCCGGGTGCAGCGGAAAAGCCGAAGTTGCTTCCAGCTGGAACACGGCGTTTACAGTCGATCGAGTCAAATTTTTCGAATGACAGCGATTGACCGTCAACCGTGGTCCAGGTAACTATGTACTTGTAGCGCTCATAAGTATGGCGCATTAAGTACATATACTGAGACGCGACTCTTCCCGTCAGCTGATCCTCTAACATTTGGAGATTATCTCCAACGTTAAGGAACCACTCTAAAAGCCACGTCCAGGGTATCACTCTGTAAATAAGAGTCGGACTGATATACAGTCCGTGAAGCCTCAGCTTGCGCTGAAGCATCACCAACGCCCCTAATTGGGACGGTGGAATCTTATTGAACTCGGGATAATAGTACCTAAACTTCCCTTCGTACCAAATACGTGTACAAGTTTCCTTGTATACGCGGACGGAGGAGTTTGTCAAATAGGTCGACCCTAAAGAGGGCGAGCTATAAGACGATACACTAAGTCCACTTGAAGAAGTGGAGTGTACCAGGTCTGACGTCTCGAGTACTTCCTCGGAAAACCTCCTTTGCTGCCATGACCCATTCCTGCGGACGACGTCTGCAAGATACTGGTCATAGTGTAACGTAGTATCGATTAACGATACTACGTCACTAACAAAGGGGACCCAGCCAAACTGGGTTTCGAGAAACTTATCGGCAACCCTTTTGGGGTTCATCCGAGCAACGACATCACGCACCTTCTCGTCACGGTACCTAGGCAGGAGATCATTTAACCCACGTAAATCGCGAGTTAAACGTCTCCAATTCCTGGCATGATCCGCAGCGAGAGGCTTGATCATTCGAGGCACCTCTTTAATCTCGTAAAGAGACTGAAAGAGGTTAAGTCTCTCGGGTTTCGGGCGCAAACGATTGTATGCGCGCGTTCCGAGGTCTTCAAGGTTATTGGGGTTCACACCTGGTCTATAATCATCTGCGCCTTCTACAAAAGAAGGGACAGTGAAACGGACCGGGGGGCGGATTATCACGCCGCCCTCATATGCACGACGCCAAGTCTCCCCAGGCTTTAACGGACGACCAACCTCTTTTAAAAGAGCGTTGAGTCCAGCCCCAGAAGCTTGTTGTACGCCTTGCACATGGACAGAACCAGCAATAGCATCAATGGTGTCGAGCCTGGACCGAAAGAACGGTCCACCCGTCATATAAGGGGGGCCCTCGTGTATTTCATCGAGGGTAACTTCCTTAAACGAAGGGCCAGTCAATTCAGAGTACGGGGCTTTAGAAGCTCGTTCTCCGGTAACAGACGATCGGAAGTAAAAACCTCCGATTGGCTGTACGACTTTGGCTGTTTGATCTCGACGCCTAGCACGCATTGTATGCTCCTTGAAGATACAGAGTGGGTAGCAACTACGAAAATCAACTGTTCCCGCGAACAGTCGAGGAGGCCCGGAAGGGCC